AAAGAAGGGAACAATTTTATTATGGAGGTCCTACAAAGTTTTTAGGTGGCGATAGCGATGAACTTAGAAACAAAGACAGAGGAGTCAGATATGATAATAAAATTAGTTACAACTTATACAATTATGATACAGTTGAAGGTATTAATGATAAAGGTATAGATGCTGATATTAAAACAAAATACCTGAGTCATATACCACCAAATCATATTGAAGGACTTTCAATACTTAAAATGTTTGATTGGAAAATTGGTAGTGTGGTTGGGTTTGATTCATTAAGACTACATTGTGCTAGTAACTTTAGAAAAGCAGGTATAAGCAAGAAACTAGGACTAGCTGTTTTCACAACATATAAGAATTAAGTACGTATATAAATACTAGTATGGTTAGAAAAAGTTTAGATGGCAATCTGGTAAAAACAGCTCACGCCAAAACGCAGTATACAGAAAAACAATTAGAAGACTTAATTAAATGTTCTAATACCAAAGAAGGATATCTGCATTGGTGTAAAAACTTTATGTGGGTGCAACATCCTACCAAAGGTAGAATGAAATTTAATCCTTACGATTTTCAAGTAAGATTAATGGACAACTATCACAACAACAGATTTTCAATCGCCATGTGTGCGAGGCAGACAGGTAAGACAACCTGTGCGGCAGGATACTTGTTATGGTATGCAATGTTTCACAAAGACCAAACAATATTAATTGCGGCACACAAATTTCAAGGTGCTCAAGAAATCATGCAACGTGTAAGATTTGCATATGAAGAATGTCCTGATCATATTAGATGTGGAGTAACATCATATAATAAAGGATCAATTGATTTTGATAATGGATCAAGAATTGTTGCACAAACAACAACAGAAACAACAGGACGTGGTATGTCCATATCACTCATATACTTAGATGAGTTTGCATTTGTTGATCCTATGGAGAAAGCTAGAGAGTTTTGGACTTCGTTGTCACCAACATTATCAACAGGTGGTAAATGTATTATTACATCAACACCAAATCAAGATGATGATCAGTTTTCACAAATATGGAGAGGTGCAAATAATAAAACAGATGAGTACGGAAATCCCACAAAAGACGGAACAGGTCGTAATGGATTCAAAAGCATCTTTGTACACTGGTCTGAACATCCTGAAAGAGATAATGATTGGGCTAAAGAAGAACGTGGTAGAATTGGTGAAGAAAGATTTAGACGTGAGCATGAATGTGAATTCATTGCATTTGATGAAACACTAATTGATGCATTAAAATTAATTACAATGGAAGGCAAAGATCCTTTATTTAGGCAAGGGCAAGTAAAATTCTTTCAGAAAATTAAAAAAGGTAAAACTTATGTGTTGGCACTTGATCCAAGTTTAGGAACAGGTGGCGATTATGGTGCAATAGAATGTTTTAGTTTACCAGATCTTAAACAAGTATGTGAATGGCAACATAACAAGACTTCTATACAAGGTCAAGTAAGAACGTTGTATGGTATACTTAAATATATTAATCAAGAGCTACAAGAACAAGGTGAAGCAAATCCAGAGATATATTGGACAATTGAAAATAATACACTTGGTGAAGCCGCTATTGTAAGTGTTGAAGAAATGGACGAAGCAAAATTTCCAGGATTCTTTTTACATGAACCAAGAAGAGCAGGTAGGCAAAGAAGAGATGTACACAAAAGAAAAGGATACAACACTACACACAAAGCTAAAATATCAGCTTGTTCTAAATTAAAACACTTTGTTGAAAATGACAAAATAACACTAATGTCAAGAAACTTAATTAGAGAGCTTAAAGTATTTGTAGCAAAAGCAAATTCGTTTGAAGCAAAATCAGGAGAAAATGATGACCTTGTTTCAGCAATGTTATTGTGTATAAGACAGATAAATTATCTAACCAAGTATGATCCTGCATTTGAAGATATGCTTGGAATGAATGAAGATGATGAAGAAGGTTCAACACCGATGCCTTTCATTTTCACTATGTAAACAAGGGTTTTTATAGTTTCTGGGTATATGTGTACCAAAAGACTTTATACCCCGCTGTAAAGACGTTTAAATTGGTTTAAATGGTGGTTTTATAAGAAGATACAGCAAACAGTAGAAAGAAATAAATATAATTATGGCAGTGAATTACAACACGATTAGCGAGAAGATTTTTGCAGTTCTTAAAGGATCTGGATACAATGTTAAAATGTATTCAGCTGGAGAAGGTATGGAAACACCGGATCCGCAAGAAGCAAAGTTTTTCTATGTAGAACAACCAAATTTGATGATTCACATTGACGATGATTTAGGTGAAGTGAACTTCCATAAAGGTGAAGAATCACTAAAAGAAATTGAAACAGTAGTTGGCAATGTTAAAAAAATAGCTCAAAACAATCTATTAGATTTTAATATTAAGCAGTTTGGCAAAACTATTGAACCTAAGAATTACGTTTACAAGCTAAATAAACATAATAAAGCGGATACAACTATGACAGATATTCAAACAGAAAGCTATTCACCACTAGTAGGCAGTTCAAAAACTAGTGAGCAGAAATTAGAAGGTGCAAAATTAATCATCAAGCACAGAAAAGCTGTTGATGACGAAATACCTGGTTCAAGATCACGTAGTATTAAATCACTATACATTGCAAATAACGATGGAGAGAGATTTAAATACCCATTCAATCATCTAGCAGGTGCTAGAGCAATGGCAAGACACGTAGCAGAAGGTGGTACACCATACGATGATATTGGTGCATCTATTTGTCAGTTATCAGAAAGAATTGCACAGTTAAGAGATGTGGCCATGGTTGCCAGAAATTCTCAAATAGCAGAGAACACAAAAGATTTGATGCCATTAGTACAAGAAAAATTAGCAGAAATGAGAATGGCAGTACAGAAGATCACTACAGAGGGTGGATATAAAGAGTATGCAAAAAATTATAAAAAAACAGAAGCACTTGCAGAGCTTGACGAAGAGTCAAGTGAAAATTTAAAATCACTATTTACAGTTCAGTCATACAATGAAAAAATGGACAAAGTTTTACCATTGTTAAATTCATTAGTTAGAGAAAAAGAAGAGTCTGGCAGAGAAGATATTGATTTGATGAATTACGCAAAACAAAAAATTCAATCAGGTGATATAGATTTTAATCAAAAAACAACAGGTCAAGAAAAGTATGATCCAAGAAAAATTGGCAAATTTGCCGACCCGGCGGCTGAGTTGACTTATCGTTTAAAAGATTTAGCGGCAAACATCAAGGATGATGAGCTTTCAAACTTTATAGCAAGAACAGCCTACAAGTTAGACAAGTACAGAGATGGAGATAGAGATCACGGTTTGACAAAACCTGAAGTTGACACAGCCAAACAGCTAGTAAAAATTGGAATACAGAAACAAAAAGATCTTCCAATAGTTCCTGATAAAGATGATCCATTAGATGATGAAGCAATGGAATCAATATCAGAAGCATTCAGCATTGACAGAATGTTAGGTGAACTTGCTCCATCAAGACTAAAAATGGATTATGTTGGTAGCAAAGTTGATCAAACTTTAAGTTATGACAACTGGCTAAAACAAACCAAAGGAATTGAAAGAGGTGCTAATGGTATCTCAGCTGGTCAACATATAAAATTTGCCCCAGAGTACAAAGCATATAAATCAGGAATGAAGAAAGAAGACAGTTCAGATGAGAAAGAACAGAACGAAAATACCGATGATATGTTCAAAAAGGGCGGCAAATATTCACAGACAGCACAGAACAAACCAGTTATGTTCAAAGGTAAACAGATAGACTTAGACTCTGTTGAGTATGATATGCAAGATTACAGTGATTTAATTTTTGAACTAGAAGCCGCGAAATACATGGACGGTACAGACGTTGCTGATGAAGACATGGCAGACCTTAATGAACTTGAAGGTCTCGTTGATTGGGTTGCACAAGACTACATGGACAGAATGATGGATAGAGCAGACATGATGCGTGATAGTAAAGAATCAGAACTTGACATAATGAAAAGAAATGCTGGTATACAGTCAGAAGACGAAGCAGTCAAAGAAGATTCACCAACAAAAACTATGGACGTTAAAAAACCAGTAGATCTAGCAATGGATAGTATTTGGGATAAAGAAGGCAAGAATCCTAAAACAGTAAACGTTACAAAAATTACTATTAATAATCCTCATGCTCCAGGCGGATACATGGACGATGAACCAGATGAAGGTTACAGATCAGTAAACGTAGAACATGATGGACCTTGGACAATTTACACAGATTCAGGATTTGAAAAAGCAATCAGTGATATGGTTGGTTTTGAAGTAAGTTTCACAGAACAAGGTATGCAAGAAGATGGCATGGCTAGTATGGAAGGTGATGATCCAAAAATGTCCAAAGAAGCAGTAGATAGAGATCTTGCAGTTCAAGAAAAAGATACTGATAACGATGGCGATAAAGATTTTGCAGACATAATGGTTGCTAGAATGGTAGCAAGTGGTATGAGCAAAGAAGACGCAATTGAAAAAGTAAAAAACAAAAAATACAATGAAGCTGAAGTTGATGAAGAGTTAACTGACAAGCAAGAAAAATTACCTGATCATCTTAAAAAAGCTATTCTTAAAAAGCAAGGTGATGAACCAAAAGATGAATCAATTGAAGAAGAGCCAATGACTCAAGCAGATTTAGATTCAGAAAGATTTGCTGATATGAATGATTATGAAGAATATAAAGATGCTGTTATGAGTCAAATAGCAGATGGCGAAAAAGGTGAAGGCCCATACGCAGGCAAATCAAAAGCTGAAATTATCAAAATGATCAGAGACGAAGCAGACTCAATTGGTTATGCTGATATATCAGATGGAGATAGACACCCATCGGAGCCAACTTGGTTAGAAGCTATTGCAAAAGAACTAGAAAAGGATACACCTAAATCATTTGGAGAAACAGAAATGAAAACATCAGACTTAGATAGAATCATACATCTTGCTGGTATTAACGAAGGCAAGAAAGATAAGAAAGTAGCTTTACCATCAGGCAAAGAAATTAAAAAATGTCACGATGATGGAATGTCAAAAGCCGCAATTATGAAAAAATACAAAGATTGCGATAAAGAAAAACTAGAAAAATTATACGACGCACATTGCATGGGCAAGTAAGCATCAATAAATACTTCTAAACAAGAAGGAAAAATTGATGACTAAAAAATATCTTCCAGAAGATCAATCCACATGGGGCAAAATAGAACCTCTTGGCGAATACAGTATGAGAGGTGATATATTTGATCTCAAAGATATCAAAGAACTTGAAAATCTAGGATATGATGCTAGACAAGAAAATTTAAAAAAACATTTTCTTACACCTGAAGTACAAAAAGTCAGAGCTTTTACAGAATACAGAACTCATACCGGTAGACCATTAGCTGAAAGAATCAACAAAGAAGATGTTGATCTTGTAATTGATTGTGGATGCGGTTTCAATTACTTTGGTGCTACAATTAAAAACTGTATCGGTGTTGATATGATTGATTACAATGCAACTGATGGACTACCAGGTCCTGATCTTGTAATGGATATTAACAATAGTAAAAAAATATTTTCACCTGAATGTGCTGACTATATTATTTGTGTTGGTCCGTTTAACTTTGGTCCAGAATCTCAAATCAGAAGATTACTTGAAACATTTCATTATCTATTAAAACCTAATGGTAGAATAGTTGGTCATTTAAGACCTGGGCAAGAACTTGATCATGACAAAAGTTTATATAGAGGGTATCATCATATGCCATGGACAATAGAACTAGCAGAAAAATTATTTCCTGCTTATGGTTTTAACATTGAATGGATTGGCGAAGAAGCAACTGATTTGACTTGGATGCCTGACAATATGTTACATAGACATTTAGAAACCTGGGAACAAACATCAAAAACAGTAGGTGGCCCAACATCAAGTCCTGCACTTGAAGAGAAACTTATGAAAACTTTACAGCAACATGATATACTTGGTAACATAACAAATGAAATGTATAGACGTAGTAATGATAATAAGTATGATAAAGACAAACCCAACTTCGTTAGAAGTAGAATTGCAATAGAGCTAACAAAAAATGTCAATAGATAAAATAGATCAAGAAGTAAAAGAAAAATACAGCGAGTGGAAATATATTTTACCAAGAGCACTAGAGTCAAGATTTCATAGTACAGATATGCCAGACTTTGCGGCCAGCGTAAATTCATATGATCCAAAGTTTGTAATTGATTGCGGTTGTGGTTTTAACTATTGGAAAGGCAAGATACAGAATCTTGTAGGATTTGATAGCACAGATTATGGCAATAATGATTTGGTTTGCAATTTTACAGAAGCAGATAATTTTTTTGCAAAAGAGTCAGCTGATATTGTATTAGTACTTGGATCAATTAACACATCAAACAAAGAACATATCGAACATAATTTAAATTTAGCAATCAGTTGGGTAAAGCCTGGCGGGTATATTGTAATGAGAACAAGAAGTGATTTTGATACACTTATGAAGGATCTACCAACAGGCGGCGAAAATAATTTTATATGGAATGCGTTTGCAATTAAAGAATATACAGACAAATATAATTTAGTTTTTCATAAGCCAGTTGAGCTACGATATGAAATAGTTGAAACCTTATCTGAATCTGATTTGGAAAATTATCAAGAGATAATGCGTCCAGGAAGTGAATCATTTGACGTAATTACACGTGAAGTGGAAAGACGAAAAAACAGCATAAAAGCTGACAAACTTACTATGATCAAACCCAAGTATTGTTGGTGGTGGCAAAAAAGATAAAAAATTTACCAAAAAAGACTTGACTTTTGAATATAAGATAAATATACTAGTAGATAATGTTTAATACATTATTGAAACTTAGGCAAACATATACTAACACAGGCTAATAGGAGGCTCAAAGTATGACAACACTAGCAGAAATACGTGCTAAACTGGCTGAACAAGACAACAAACAGTCAAAGCAATCCACAAATGACAACGCAATTTATCCGTTCTGGAATATTCCAGAGGGTACAACTGCGACACTAAGATTTTTACCCGATGCTGATCAAAGCAACACTTTCTTTTGGGTAGAAAGACAAATGATCAAACTTCCTTTTGCAGGAATCAAAGGTCAAGAAGCAAAACCAACATTGGTACAAGTTCCATGTAATGAGATGTGGGGTGAACCATGTCCGGTACTTGCTGAAGTAAGACCTTGGTTTAAAGATCCAAGTCTAGAAGACATGGGTAGAAAATATTGGAAGAAGAGATCTTATATTTTCCAAGGGTTTGTAGTAAATTCTCCACTTGATGAAGATACTACTCCAGAAAATCCGATTAGACGTTTTGTAATTAATCCGTCTATCTACAATATTATTAGATCAGCATTAATGAATCCAGAGATGGAAGATCTTCCAACTGATTTAACAAAAGGTAGAGAGTTTAAATTAACTAAAACTCAAAAAGGTGGCTATGCTGATTATTCAACATCATCATGGTCGTTTAAAGAAAGAGCATTGAGCGATAGTGAACTTTCAGCAATGAAAGAACATGGCTTACATAATCTTTCTGATTATCTACCAAAGAAACCATCACAAGATGAGTTGAATGTAATTTCAGAATTGTTCAAAGCATCAGTAGATGGCGAACTTTATGATCCAGATAGATTTGGTCAGTATTACAGACCAGCTGGATTACAAGTAAGTGGTTCAGGTGGTTCAAATGCAACTACTACAACTGCAACAACAACTCCGGCGGCAAGTCAGTCTGCACCGGCTGTTGAAACTGCACCAGTAGTTGAAACTGCACCAGCGAAGGAGCCAGAGGTTGTAGTACAACCAACTCCAGAACCTGCAATGGCAACGGCATCCGCGGCAACTACAACTGCCTCAAGTGAGCCTGCATCTAATAATGCAGATGATATCTTGGCGATGATTAGAGCTAGACAAAAAAAGTAAAATAACATATAATGAAGGGTGTGCTTCGGCACACTCTTTATTCTGGAGATTAAAATGGTAAGACCTTTCGACGTAAGTAAATTTAGAAACAGTTTAACAAAAAGTATCCAAGGTATCTCTGTAGGCTTTGATTCAGATCCAACAACATGGATATCAACAGGAAACTATACTTTAAATCATCTTATCAGTGGCGACTTTGAAAAAGGTATTCCACTTGGTAGGGTAACAATGTTAGCGGGTGAATCAGGATCAGGCAAAAGTTTGATTGCGTCCGGTAATATTATTTCAAATGCACAAAAGCAAGGAATCTTTTGTATTGTATTTGATTCAGAAAATGCATTAGATGAATCATGGTTACAAGCACTTGATGTAGATACATCACCTGACAAACTGATGAGAATTAATGTTGCAATGGTTGATGATGTTGCAAAAACAATATCAGAATTTGTAACAAAGTATAGAGCAGATTATGGAGCATTAGAAAAATCAGAAAGACCAAAAATAATGTTTGTAATTGATTCATTGGGTATGTTATTAACACCAACAGACAGAGACCAATTTGAAAAAGGTGATATGAAAGGTGACATGGGTAGAAAACCTAAGGCCTTAACTGCACTTGTAAGGAATTGTGTTAATATGTTTGGTGAATTGAATATTGGTATGCTATGTACTAACCATACGTATGCATCACAAGATATGTTTGATCCAGATGATAAGATATCAGGTGGACAAGGATTTATCTATGCAAGTTCAATTGTAGTAGCAATGAAAAAACTCAAACTAAAAGAAGATGAAGCTGGAAATAAAATTTCAGACATAAGAGGTATTAGATCAGCAATTAAAGTTATGAAAACAAGATTTAATAAACCTTTTGAATCTGTACAGGTTAAAATTCCTTATGAAACTGGAATGAATCCATATTCAGGGCTTGTTGAATTATTTGAGAAAAAAGGTATGTTGGTCAAAGATGGTAATAGACTTAGATATGTTGATCGATTTGGTAAAGAGCATAAACACTATAGAAAAGATTGGACAGGTGAAAATCTTGATATGATTATGGCCGAATTTAAAGAGGTTGAAAAAACCAAAGAGGAGATTACCGATGACAGCAACGAGTGATGAATTAGATGCAATTTTAGAAGTCTGGGAAAGACTTGCAGAATACATTCCTGATAAAGATAAAGATGCCGCGGCAGTTTCGTTTGTTAGTTACTTAGATAATATTCATTTAGATGAGCAAGACTGGGAAAAAGTAAAAGAAGCAGACATTCGTTTGAGTGATGCTTATACAGAACTATTTGGAGAAGATGAAGAAGAAGATGCATTCTCCGATGATGAAGACAACGATGGCTACTAATTGGTATGGACAGGTTACAAGCGATCTAGGAAAGTTAGTTCCTTGTATGGAATATTATGAAGATCAACTTGAACAAGCAAGAGTTGATTGTGGTCTATCTGGAAACATTGAAAAAAATGCATCAAAAGTTCCAGGCATTGTTGAACATAGATTTAATCAACTACAAGAAATTGAAGCAATATTAGAATATCTCAATATTGAACTAAGAAGAGTTAGAGCAAAACATTATAAAAAGTTACTAGAAACTTATAACAGAGCATTAACATCAAATGACGTAAAAAATTACATC